TTGCCTGTGTCACCTGTTCTAGACTCTCGCCCTCCTGTGTCGCGTGGATAAAAAACTCCGGTAGGATACCTAGGTACTCCCGTGTGATCTCTGGGTACACTCCGGATGGATCCCAATTAACGCTGTAGTCTTTCATAGTCTTATACTCCCGTGGTTGCAATAGTGTTAGCGTTGCTAAGTACTGATTCACGCTGTTGCTTTTCCATTGATCGCCCGTGTCCTATGTAGGCGACTACGGGCACACTCTTGTCCCAGCAGGCTCTACATTTGTCACACTTGCCTTGCCTTGTGTACGCCTCGCATACTACAGCACCGTGCGGCACCGTGTCAAGCGTGGCAATAGTGCTAGTGGTGCTACCCTGTATCACTTGCCCTGTTATGCTGTCGGATGACAAGCGTACTGCCACGTTTGGCTGTGACTCTAGCCACCTAATGACAGACGCAAACTTGCTAAACTTGTGCATACGCGTAGGAATCCAGTGTTTAACCCACGGTGTGCGTTCGCAGACTTCTAGAATCTTATAGGCTAGACGAATATCGTACATATCACCAGAGTCAAACCATCGGAAATATCTGTCGTTGTCTAACTCTGATACCATGTCATCTACCCACGTGTCACGCTTCCAGTCTATCCGGTTGTGCTCGCGTGGTGCCCTGACATTCTTAAACCTGTAGTTACCCGTGGTGGCGTAGCATCCGCTACAGGCAGGCACTAGTGCGCCTGTGTCATCCCTAGACGCTGGGCACGTGTCAAGCGCCTGTAGTGACCATGAGCGACACGGCATTTTGCTGGCCTTCGATAGCTTTAGCATGTGATTAGATCTCCAATCCGCGCATGTCAATACGCAATACAGGATCATGATGCTTAAACTGCTCTGCGTACGCATGTCCAGCTTCAATAGCGTGTTCCGCATAGTTATACGTGTGCTTAAATTTTAGTTTACCATCCACCCAGATTTCTTCGGTTTTATCTTTCGCTGTAACCAGAATAACAATATCACGTTTCACAGTATTACCCTCGTGTGGTTTGTGTTTAATCGTAGGCACCTTAGCAGATGCCCACTGTTAAACACAAGTCCTGCTACTTAAACTTGTATTCCGCTACTGTTTCCACTATTTCAAAGATCTCGTTGTACTTTACCACTCTAACGCTGAATGTCTCAAACTTTGATACGTGCCGCCCTAGTGCCTGTACCGCATCAAATTGGTCTTTGTGTTCTGACTCTGCAAACCATACCGTCCAGCGCTTGTTAGGTCTTTTGTATCTGTACTCTAATGTATACATGTTTAGTTCTCCTATGGGGTGGCTCGTGTTCCCCGTCGCCATGTGTGTAATATGAGGGAGCCAGAGACAGAACACAAGTGGTAATTTTACACATTTTTATATCGTTATTAATCAATGGTTTACTGGTGCAGTCACCCCGTGTTGATACTCAGAATCACCACTAATGTATTGACATTAATTGTGCCAGTACTAGAGCCCACCTAAGCTGTCGCTAGAATGCCTAGCCACACAAGCAATAACTGTGCCAAGTTTGACACAAGCAAGAACCGTGCCAGCTATAGGCACCTACACTAGTACACACACTTTGTCAACACATGTTTACCTGTGAATATTCCCATCGTGTTACGCTTGACAACCCGTGTCATCTGTGGTAGGCCTTCGGGCCTCGTGACTACCACAGTGTACGCCTCGTGTCAACCCTCGTGTTAACGTGAATAGTACCAATGTTTGCCCTTGACACCCTTGGCCTGCCTGTGTTACACTGGAGGGTGGGCCTTATGCTTAGCAACGCTGACGCTATGTTGACACCGGGGGGCCGGGATTGCTCGTGTTAATTATAGTTGTACCTACCTGCGTTTACAAGAGGGTCAAATTAGGAACTATATAAGTTTAATCAATGTAAAAAAGAGGGTCATTCACCTTATGAATACCTGTGTTAAGCCGTTGATTACCCTAAGTATTACTATATGCACCACTTTGGTGCGCCTTAAGGCTACAAAAGGGGGTCATATGTGGCCTAAGTAATCCCTAGATATGTAAATAGTACCACTTTAGTAAATAAAGCTTGACTTTTGAGTAAAAGTATGGTATAATATAGAGTATACTGTAGAGGTAATTAAGTAGAAGCTCTGAAGTAGGTATATCATCCAGAGCCTCATCGTTGGTTACAGCTAAAGTCCTACTATAGTCAGCAACAGGCGCACTAGTGTGACTCTCTAGCAGTATTGAGGCGACAGGGTGATAACACAAGACTACATAAGACTACATAAGGGACAACTATGGGACCTGAAGAAGAATCTAACCCACCAGCCCCACTAAAAAAGAGAGGAAGACCAAAGAAAGCTAAGATAGAGGCTCTTAAGAAGGGCAACAGGGTAGCTAGAGGCAGACCCAAAGGGGACGCTGCGATCATGAACGAGCTTAAGGCTAGAGTACTAGCTAGCCCTAAGTCCGCTAAGGTCCTAGAGTCTATCTTCAATGCCGCCTTGAACGACGAGCACAAGAGTCAGTCAGCGGCATGGAAGTTGTTGATCGACAGAATACTGCCCGTAGGGGCCTTTGAGAAAGAGGTTATTAAAGATGCGGGAAGAAACGCAATTAGCATTAACATCTCTGGTGTTGGACATACAGAGATTACGGCTAGCGGTGGGTCAGGAAGTCTCGGACACGCTGACCGAACTCAAGGAATGTCTGGAGAGGACCAAGACCACCTTGAGCCTCTTGAGGGATCTTGGGAGCACAGAGACTCCTAAGGAGAGCTAATTCATGCTGTTTACTCAGAACGTAAACTTAACCACTACTGACGTAGCTACTTTAGTCACAATCCCTAACGGCTTTGTAGGCCAGTGGACCATGACGTTCATTACCAACCTAGAAAATTCTAACAACGACGTAACCCTGTACGTAGACAAGACTCCAGACCCTGATGTGTACATCTTAAACGGTAGGACAATTAACTCTAAGGACTACTTGATGATCGAGAGCAACACAGGGTTTATCCTCCAGCAGGGAGACGCAATTAAGGCCTCTTGTGACACAGTAGGAAACTTAGAGATAGTAGTAACTCTAGACCTAATTTACTCTCCGTTTAATCTAAATTCGTTTGGTTGAACTAGGAATCTCAAGATGATAGAACTAGGAATCTTAAGATGATAACCATACTAGGGGCCGATTGGTGTCCCGCCTGTACAAGAGCTAAGAGAACAGCAGAGCAGAGTGGACTAGAGTACAACTTTATCCACATACCAGACGGTAAGCCGGGATGGGACTTAGTAGAAACCATAAGTGGCAAGAGGAGCATCCCACAGATATTTTACCACTTTGGTGGTTCAAAAGACTTTAGAGAAGCCCTAAACAACGTAGGAGAACTTACACAATGACTAACAAAGTAAACGAAATGGTACTAGGTTTTGCAGTAGTATTCCTTTTTTCTCTGGTTTCTATCGGAGCCAAAGCAGAAACTGTCATCAACTACGACGACGGATCTACGTACACCCTAGAGGACAACCAAGAAATCTACATCAGTACTCCTAATAGCTCTATGTTCAAGCGACAGCTAATGAAAAACAAAGACACGTTCTTTCGTGTACAAGAGCCGTGGACTAAACGTGACTACGTAGAACAACCACAAGATCCTTTTGCTGTAGGATCACATGAGTGGTGTAAGACTTACGTACCGTGGAGCGAAGGTTTGACGTTTGACATGATTACTTGGAGACGTTTCTGTGACACCGATAACGATGGTAAGTACGGCTGCGGTGACGAGACTTTTGATAACTCAGAAGACGCTGGAGTTTGTAACTAAACCAAGTGACAGACTTAAACGTACAACTGTTGCCGTGGCAGCAGGAAGTCTACTCTGACCCTACTAGGTTCAAGGTAGTAGCCGCAGGACGGAGAACAGGGAAGTCCCGTCTTGCTGCTTGGATGTTAATCATTAATGCACTGCAGACCGATAAAGGTCAAGTTTTTTACGTTGCGCCTACGCAGGGACAAGCCCGTGATATCATGTGGCAAACCCTGATGGAGCTAGGACACCCTGTAATCTCAGGTTCGCACATAAACAACCTGCAGATCAAGCTGGTCAACGGGGCCACGATTAGTCTCAAGGGAGCCGACAGGCCTGAGACAATGCGTGGTGTGTCCTTGAAGTTTCTAGTTATGGACGAGTACGCGGATATGAAGCCTGATGTATGGGAACAGATCCTGAGACCCGCCCTAGCTGACCAAAAAGGGGAAGCTATGTTCATAGGTACGCCTATGGGACGCAACCACTTCTATGAACTGTACAAGTACGCAGAACTAGGGGATGACCCTACGTACAAGGGGTGGCACTTTACGTCGTACGATAACCCCCTGTTGGACTCTGATGAGATTGACATGGCTAAGAAGTCTATGTCCTCTTACGCATTCCGACAAGAGTTCATGGCATCCTTTGAGGCCAGAGGCTCTGAGATGTTTAAGGAAGACTGGGTAAAGTACGGAGAAGAGCCTGACGAAGGTGACTACTACATAGCAGTAGACTTAGCCGGCTTTGAGGAAGTAAACAAGAAACGGACGAAGAACTCTAAACTAGATGAAACTGCAATCGCTGTCGTTAAAGTTAGTCCTGATGGCTGGTACGTTGATAACATTATATATGGGCGGTGGAGCCTTGACGAGACTGCCGCCAAGATATTTCAGGCCGTTAGAGACTACAGACCCATCAGTGTTGGTATTGAGCGAGGTATCGCAAAGCAAGCCGTTATGAGCCCCCTCACGGACTTACAGAAGCGCTACGGTACGTTCTTTAGAGTCGAGGAGTTAACCCACGGTAACAAGAAGAAGACTGACAGGGTTATGTGGGCTCTACAGGGGCGATTTGAGAACGGCTTTGTGTCTATTAACAAAGGAGAGTGGAACAACAGGTTCTTAGACCAACTGTTTCAGTTTCCAGACCCGCTGACCCACGATGACTTAATTGACGCCTTAGCGTACGTAGACCAGCTAGCAAAAGTAGCGTACAGCTATGAATTTGAAATTGATGACCACGAAATTCTAGACGTAGTAGCAGGTTACTAGATCATGTCCAGAAAAGTTTTTAGGCCTTTCAACACATACGGAATCTACCTAATTTCTGCTGTAGTGTTATTTACACTCGGTTACGTTTTAGCAATACTTTAAGGAAAATACTATGGCAGACGATATATTAAGCCCTGAGCACTTGTCGATTGAGGAGTCACTTGAAGAGTGGGTGATGACCAAGTGTGAGAACTGGCGTGACCACTACGAATCCAACTACGAAGCAAAGTTTGAAGAATATTACCGGCTGTGGAGAGGACAGTGGGATCCTGCTGACACCCAGAGATCGTCAGAGCGATCTAGAATTGTATCCCCGGCGCTTCAGCAGGCTGTAGAGTCTAACGTAGCAGAGCTTGAGGAAGCCACGTTTGGTAGAGGCAAGTGGTTCGACATCTCAGACGACGTTAACGACAAAGACAGTCAAGATATCATGTTTCTACGTCAGAAACTGTCTGAGGACTTTGAGAACACTAAGGTCCGTAAGGCTGTAGCTGAGTGTTTGATTAACGCTGCAGTATTTGGCACAGGAATAGGTGAGGTTATCCTTGAGGAGATCAAGGAGATGGCTCCAGCTACTCAGCCTATCATGGACGGACAACTGCAGGCTGTAGGCGTTAACATTACCGACAGAATCGTAGTCAAACTCAGGCCTGTGATGCCCCAGAACTTCTTGATTGACCCTGTAGCTACCTCTGTAGAGGATGCCCTAGGTGTTGCTATCGATGAGTTTGTGTCTAAGCACTCCGTAGAATTGCTACAGGAGAGCGGTGTTTACAACGATGTGTACGTTGGGTCTGCGGCCCCTGATTCAGACTTAGAGCCTGACCAAGATCTCACGCTGTACCACGACGACAAGGTCAGGTTGACCAAGTACTACGGACTCGTGCCGCGTGAGCTTCTTACGAACGAAGGTGTGGACGTAGAAGACGAGTCTATGTACGTAGAGGCCGTTGTAGTCATAGCCAACGGTGGTACTCTCCTGAAGGCTGAAGCCAACCCCTACATGATGCAGGACCGTCCTGTGGTAGCGTTCCCGTGGGACGTTGTGCCCTCTCGTTTCTGGGGTCGTGGTGTCTGTGAGAAAGGTTACAACTCTCAGAAGGCCTTGGACACTGAGTTAAGAGCTAGGATCGACGCCTTGTCACTCACTATCCACCCCATGATGGCTGTAGACGCAACTAGGCTCCCCAGAGGCGCTAAACCTGAGGTACGTCCGGGTAAGATGATTCTAACTAACGGAGATCCGCGTGAAGTTCTACAGCCATTTAACTTTGGACAAGTTGGTCAGATTACTTTCGCACAAGCACAAGCTCTTCAGCAGATGGTTCAGCAGGCTACAGGAGCGGTTGATTCAGCAGGAATTGCTGGCAACGTTAATGGTGAAGCTACTGC